AAAGCCAAAGAGGGCTATGACCTCTACTGGCGCAGCGGGAAGTGGATACAGATCGAGCGGCCGAAGCCCGAGCCGACACCTGCACCGCCGGCGGACACCGAGCCGCAAGAGCAGGACGTGCAGCCGGTGCCGGAGACGGAGCTTGCCGTCATGGAGGGTATGGTCGATATGCAGGCACGCCTTGCAGCACTCGAAGCGAAGATGAAGGGAGGTGAGTAACATGGCAACGGAAGCAATCATCTACGGCTATTTGATAGTTGCATACGGCGTCCTTGTTAAGGGTGGTCGCTATGCGCTGTCACCGGAGGACAATCCTAAAAAGCTCAAGATTGTTTCGGAGTTGTACCGCGAAAAGGTCGCGGAATGGCTCGTCGAGCACCCCGCGGGATGACATAAGCCGTCATGAGGGCATGGCGGCTTTTTGATTGAAAGGAGTAAAGGAGCGTGGAAATTATGACACAAGTATTGCAGAGACTGCAGGAGGGGTGGGGGCTAAAACTCAGCATCTCTTGTGCTGTCTCTCTGGCATCTCATGACCATGCACAAATCTTCGCAGCGTTCGTCGCACTCGTCTGCCTCGATCTCGTAACCAAGTGGCTGTCACTCTCTCGCAAGTGTCTCATGGACGACGGGACAGAGCACCCGACCTTCTGGCAGTCCTTCTGCGGGATTCGCCGGGCACGCCGTATGGGGTACATTCGCAGCGAGGAGATGCGTACACGATTTACGCATAAGATACTCACCTACTTCGGCGTTGTGGCAGCGGCGCTGATGCTCGATTTTATGCTGCTCAAGACGCACGCGCCCGCTTTTGCGGCAACCGTCGCCATCGGTTATCTTGCACTGACCGAATTTGTCTCGATCCTAGAGAATATGCAGCAGTCGGGCGTAGAGGAGGCGGGCGCACTTGTTGAGATCGTCCGCAAAAAGGGCGGAATTAAAGGAGGAAATGACAAATGAAAGTATTTTTGAATCCCGGGCATGACCTTGTGCATGACAGCGGTGCAGTGAGCCCCATCACAGGACTGCGTGAGTGCGACGTTGCGGCAGCAGTCGGAGAGCTTGTAAAAGGTTACCTCGAAGCCGTCGGCTATGAGGTGCGCATGTGGCAGAGTGACAACCTCAACTGGGACAGCGACTATGCTGATCGTCAGGACTGCTCCGTCTGCGACTGCGCCAATCAGTGGCCAGCGGATATCTTTGTATCCATCCACTGCAACAGTGCGGGCAGTACAAGCGCACAGGGCACGGAGACGCTCGTGCACAACATGGGCGGACGTGCTGAGCGCCTCGCCGACTGTATCCAGCGTCAGATCGTAGACAGCCTCGGCACTGTGGATCGCGGGCTGAAAGAGCGTCCCGAGCTGACCGTCCTCCATGCAACGGACATGCCCGCCGTCCTCGTAGAGCTTGCTTTTATCAGCAACGAGGAGGACGAAGCGTTACTGAGAGACAGACAGGACGATTTCGCCCGTGCGATTGCACGCGGCGTGACGGATTACGCATAATGCGCAGAGGAGGTGCAAAACATGCTCGAACGAGTCAAACAGACGGTTACAACGCACAAAACGGCCTGCACAGTAATCTTTGCCGTCCTGCTCGTCTGCATTGCTTATGCCGTCGGGCGCTACGCAGGACATGAGGCGGAGCAGGGAAAACCCGCCGTCATGACACAGGAGCAGACACAGGACGCGGAAGCACTGCGGGCGCAGCTCGATATCTCACACGCCAATGCGCAGGCACTACAAAAGCGCCTTGCAGAGGTACAGGCGGGACAGCGTGCGCCCACCGTAACGTACCATGTCAGCGCACCGAACGTCGAACGAGCCGCGCAGGTCGTCGAGCGGCAGATACGGGAGGATGACCCGACACTGCCACGGGCAGCGCGTGAAAAGAGTGATCGCACCGTGGTTACTCCGATCACAAAGGATAAGGACGGCAAAGACCTCCCCGCGGAGGAGCAGAAAGTCGACGTGTATAAAATCAACCTCAACAAGGCGCATAAGATCAAAGCAGGAGCATCCGTCATCGACGGCAAGGCGCTCATGACCGTCGGATATGAGCAGGGCAGGTTTGAGGCGCTCGTGCATTTCGACGGCGCGCAGGTGCACGGCGGCAGCGTGATGTACAATATTGTTGAGTGGTGATGCTGAATCGGACAGGGGAGATGTTTGAGGGCGTCTCCTCTAGTCGGTTTGAGGAGGTGCAGCGTATGATTGAGGCGGAACTATGCAGGTATGCGGAAATACTTGCCAATTTTATCCGGCGGAAAGATTTTGCGCCAGTTGCCCAAAGAACCCCATACTATCACATGGGAGCAACAATAATCGACTCTATACTACAGGCGGGGCTAAATTATAATTATGTAGTCTATCCGCGTGTTCTTAAACTCCTCACAAAATATCCGGACTACAAGACGACATGTGATTTCATTATTTTGATGCAAGTGGCTCCTCTTACAGAACTTATCGCTTGGAAAAATCCGAAAAAGCTACAACGCGTTAAAGATTTAACATGGTTTCTATATAACAATGGCATCGAAAATGAAGATCAGCTTGCAAAATGGCTTGATATAGAAGAAAACATAAGTCAGCTAAGAAAGCTTGATGGCATTGGACCTAAGACCATTGATTACCTAAAAATGCTTTCTGGCAGTCAGGCGATTGCTATAGATCGTCACCTATTTGCATTCTTGGAGTTGGCAGGGATACCTCATTGCTCATACCAAGAGGCTAGCCTTATATATGGCAAGACAGCAGAGTTATTGAATACGAGTCAATATGAGCTGGACAAGCAAGTATGGCTGTATATGGCTAAAACTTAAAATTTGATGTTTGTGCATAAGCCCCGGGGCTTCGGCTCTGGGGCTTATTTTAATGTTGACAACATTAAAACGATTGATTATACTATAAGTGTCTCACCTAGTTAGGTGTGTTGGATTAAAACGGATATAATATCCAAACAAGTCTTGCCGTGAGGCGAGCAAAAAAAAGAGGCTATTAAGCCTCTTTTTTCTTTTGGAAAAGATAAAAAAACTGTTGACATTATATAATTGCAATGCTATAATACAATCAAGATAAAGATCAGCGGGGCGAGAGCCCCAGAAGAAATGGAGGAAATCAAAATGAAATTCGAGCATGACTGCGAACATGAGAACGGAAAGCGCTTCGTCCTTATGCAGGAGGCCTATCTCGCCGGACCCGCAGACTCTCGCGGGTATTACGTCGCCGACGCGTTCTGCCCCGATGATGAGGCAGATGAGGACGGGTTTATCCCCGTATACGAAGTATTCTGGGATATCCTCGACGACTACGACCCTGAGTGCGGTGACGAGGACGGCGCCTGCGATTGGGGGACAGTCGCAGACTACCGAGTATGTAACTCCATGCACGAAGAATGCAAGGAGGACTACAAAGATTACAGCGGTGGGGCACCACCGTTTCCGCAGTGCTTGCATTATTAAGGAGGGGATCAAAAATGGCAAAGTATGATGTCACATATGCTTGTGGGCATACGGAAACGGTCAACCTCTACGGCAAGACCAGCGAGCGTGAAAGAAAGATCGAATGGATGGAAAACAACTGCGTCTGCCCCGCATGCTACAAAGCAGATCGGCAGGCAAAGGCTGCTGAAACCGCTGCGGCGTACGACCTGCCCGCCCTCGTCGGTACGGAAAAACAAGTTGCGTGGGCGGAAACGCTTCGCGCCGAAATTTTCAAAGAAGTTGCAGACCTCGAGAAGAAGGCAGGAAAGCCCGCCGCCGAGGCCGATGGAAAATTCGCTGAGTTCTTCGTTTGGCTGAAAGGCCAGACCGAGGCACGGTTTTGGATTGACAACCGCGCCTTGTCCCTCCACTTCCTTGGGAGGAAATGGAACAAGGGCGAGTTGAAATAAAAGAGGTGATTCTGTGGGCTGGGTTGAAAACAGAATTGCTCGTACGCGGGAATATAACAAGGAAAACTACGAGCAAATTGTTATGCGTGTCCAAAAAGGGACAAAAGAGAAGATCAAAGCGGCCTCGGAGGCCGCAGGGAAGTCCATGACCGCCTTCATCATGGAGGCAGTCAATAAAAAAATGAATAAGGATGCGATAATATGATGTTTGAAAAAGTCGTTTTTGCGTATGAAAGGAACAAATCAATCAGAGAAGTTGCAAGAGAGTTGAACATATCTCACGCTAAAGTTCGTAAGATACTAATTACTTGCGGTGTCCTGCAATATAATAAGACAAACGATGCTCTTATGGCGTTGAATAGCGGAAAGACAATCCGCGAAATCGCCATGGAGTGGAATTGTTCGAAGAGCGCAGTCCACAGTTACCTACCTTATATGAAGGGTACATACAAAGGGGAGACACCATCTGCAAATGCGTTAAGGATTCGTAAATACAGAAAGAACAATATAGAGGGACAAGAAGCTTCTAAATAAGAGTAAAGGCAAAAATGGGGTGGCGCTTTGTGCGCCGTCCCATTTGTTTTAGCTTGTAAATTTGACAGCTTTTTGACAGCCGGAAGGGGGATGAAATAGGGCGATATAGGGGGATATGGGAACATAGAAAATCAGATATATTGCGGAATCCTTGAAAATACATGACATGCATTATAATTTAAAACTAACGCCTCTCACAAGACGTTCTAAAATCGTTCCGCTATATTATGCATGTAAGCAAGAGCAGAGCACACAAATGGTGTGCAGTCTTTTACGAGCCCCTTGGATAGGAGTGAGTATTTATGAATACGAATAAAGTAAAAAAATCGATAGCTGCTGCACTCTTTGGCGTAATGACGCTCAGCCTTGTTGGTACGAGCGCTGCCATTGCAGAGGCAAGTCCGCGTTACACGGCAGATGTGCCGCGCACGATGGACGTGCGTACGAGCTATGGTGACTCCATCGAGGTGACACAGCTTGCGGCACGCCGCAAGAAGCCGAGGCGCAAGGGGTACTCGCAGGGTTCCGTCACGACTGCCGCAATTGTTGGTGCCGTCGTTGGGGCGTTCATTGCAAAGAATACCTAA